CCGCTGTTCCTGTTCCGTCATCCCCTCCTGCCATGTTATAGGTTCCGTCAACCATTTTAATCCACCTACCAGTAGCGTCTGATCCCGCATCTGTGTAGTTTTCGGTAGCAGTTCCTTGTCCAGTGGGGTTAGCTGCTGGCTCTAGCCATTGTGTCTTCGCTGTATATCCCCCTGCGTAAAGATCTGTAATCTGATCGGAGAATTGATTTAATTTTGTAGGAGTCGCGTCTTCTCCACCTCTTTGTACATTTCCTTTAATGATTGCCGATTTAGGGTCAGAAGCTCCTGTATTAATCACATCTTCAATGAAGCTTCCTGAAGCGACCATACTTGCCTTAAACTGCTCTGCAATAACCCCATCTTGATAGATGTTTACTGCAAAGTTATCAGCACCAAAACTAGTAATAGTAACTTGGTTTCCGCTTACCGATCCACCTGTAGTGGTTCCTTTATTGTAGCCTGCTCCAGGGTAGAAAGAGTTCGCTAAGTAAGAAGCACCACTAGCCTCACCAGAACCTGCAAGATATGTACAACCATATGCTCTAACTGAGGAACAAAGCATGGGAATATCTTGTGTTGCACCATAGTTATTAATTCCACTTGTAGCACTAACAGGTACCAAAGCACTTAAACCTACAGTATATGAACTATCTTGGTATGCAGATACGCCGATGGAGGCTCCTGATCCAGCCCAGGATCCGACAATGGCTCCCGACATATCCAGCCCTGCCTGATCCTGACCGTCTGAGAACACTCCCACAGGGTCCGCATCTAAATTTCCACCAATAACTTTCTTTAGTGCTTTTGCTTGGGATGCTCCAGTGGAGCCTGCAGTAATTGTTCCTGCTGGAACGGCAAAAGCTTTTGGACCGTTATCCCAGTAAGCAGTACCACTATTGTTGTACGCTTGAATCTTAAAGTAAATGGAGCTTCCAACACCAAAAGCGTCAGTATCAATATTGGCAGTGAGGGCACAGCCAGAAACAATAACGGCAGGACATGACCCGAAAGAGACTGTTCCAGACGCATTTGCTGCTGCTGAGGTAGCTGCTCGTACAAAGTACACTGCATTTGTTTGCTCTAAAATTTCAACAGCGCCTTCCAATCCTTGCCCGTAAACACCTTCCCCAGGTCTTCCAAAAGTATCAATAAGATTGTTTTGGCTAGTGATAAGGGTTGCTTTGTTAGTAGGACCTTTATTAGCAAAACCAACAATACCTACAACTGAGGTATTAATAGAAGGTGCATAATCAGAAATGTCCTTTTCAATTACATAAACGCCAGGGCTAACAAAATTTGCCATAATTTACTCCTAAGTATTGGAAATTTTAAACATCTTATTTCGATGCAGTGTTAAAATTTGTTCTGAAATGTAAGAATCAGGAACCACTATACTTTCTCCTGGTCTTAACCAGTGCTCTTGGCATCCTTTTTCTGTGCTAAAATAAATCGTAATGGATTGAAGACAATCATTCTTTACTTTTTTCATATTCTTAATCTCCTTATTATCTACCCACCCTAAGTGGTTTTAGTGAAACTTTTTTTTGTATATCATTCCCCTACCATAACAATAGGTTCTCCTGCAGGGTTTGTTTTAGCAACACAGTGGGGACCACATCCAGGTGAGCCACAGCAAGGGTGAGGAGCTACCCCGTCTCCAGTTAAAGAAGCCTTAGACCCTTCCACAAAAACTTTACTGGATCCAGGACCTACAATCATGCCTAAGGCAGTGTCAACGCCTACCCTGCTTGCTCCCTTTCCATTAACTATTACTTTACTGCTCCCTGTCTGGGGATGTCCACAAGTGGCAGCAAGACTTAGTGTTTCTATAGGTTTCATATTTGATTGGCCTGTATTTTGACTTTTTCAAGTCTTCCTGTGGAGGTAATTAAGAACTTAGGATTAGGAATATAGGTTTGCACATGGATTGTAATAGTTTTCTTAAGAACTCTATCTTCCTTATCCCCTGCCGTCATCTCTCCTACATCCTCTTCACTTTCTATGTACGCTTTTGTAATAGTTCCTTGAGAGGTGGGGACTTCCATACAGGGGTTAAACTTTAACCTAACCTGCTCTAATATTTGATCCATATCCGCATTGTACTTAGTCCAAATATGTAGGGCATACTTAATAGTTACTGCTCTAGGAGCAAGACTTACTACTCTAAAGGCCCTATTCTTATCATTGTCCCACCATTTTTCGCTAACAATTAACGAATCATATCTTCGTCTTTTTAAATCATTATCACTAATAGTTTGAGCAATTGATAAAATAGGTAGAATAATATTGTTATCTTGTTTTAATTTTGCTATTGCCCGTTCTGCATTAGCATGGATACATAGAATATTTTTAAATTTATCTTCTGCGTTTATGTACCCTACATCATTAAAAGATGAGATCATTGTTCGTAGAGTCTCTTTGTACGTATTTGAAATATTAAGTTCAGGCTTTGTTAGTTTAAATAATTCTTTTCTTACCCACGCTTCTCTATTTCCCCATTTGTAGCTGTGGCTTTCTATATTATTAAAAGCACTTAGATCTAACTCGGGAAGTAAATTATTCGTATAGCCCGCATTCAAAGAAGAGGCATAAAGATCTAAATCAACCATTACTTAAGTTTCCTCCTGCATAGCCTCCTAAAGGATCACTCATATCTAACAGAGGCTCTTCTTGAATCTCAGGAGCATCACGGAGAAGCCTAGCGGAACACACTAAATGATAAACGCCATAAACCTCAAAGCTATCTTCAACAACTTCAAAGATCTCATACCGTTGATCTTGAAAAGCAGGTTTTATAACGTCCCCAGAGATTAATGGTCTCCCCAGTTTACGCTCAACATAACTTTTATTAAAGGTAAACACTTGATCATTGGTTAATTCAATACCAAACTGAGTTAAGTTCTCACTCATTGCAATAGGTTCATAATACCCGTGAACAATTAGAGGTTCTGTAGCGATAGGCTTATTACGAGACTCCATATAAACAGGATCAAAATCATCATTTTGATAATACTTATAAAGATAAAATTTTGATCCTGCAAGACGAATCATTTCATCATCAACCAAATTAAACAGATTTATATCAGCATTATTCTGATCAAATAAGCTGAGTAAACTGTCCTCACCATCGAGGTCAGGCAACTGAGGTATATCAGTTGTTGCTTTGAAATTATTTTTCACTACTTAGGTTCTTCTCGATCCGCTAAAGCTCTTTGCTCGCTTCGTTTTAACTTAGCACTAGGTACTCCACCTTGCCCATGTCTACGGGTTTGCGTTTGTCTAGAAGTTTCTCCTCTCCTGCCGTGCCTCTTATGCTCTGCTTTACGCCTAGCTTTATTGTAAGCTCCTTGTTTTTTCCTGGGGTCTTTTTCAGCCTTCGCTGCTTCCGTACCATCGTCTTTGCAAGCTTGACACATCTCAACAAAAAGCTTTCCAATATTACGGTACTCAGTATGGGACCGTATACTGAGCTTCGCTAGGTTTCCCTTAGTCTCGTCTCTCTTTAGGGTCCTATTCAGAGCCCTTTTATTACCAGCAGCTTGTTTTCCTGCTTTAATTTGGTTACGACCCGATTGTTCTTTTCGAGAAGCGGTGTCCCTTAAAGCGGTAGTTGCTGTAGCAGTAACATCCTTTCTCCTTTTGGGGTCAGGTCCTGGGTTTTTCTTTGAATGAGATTCAATATCGGAAGCAGCTTTTCGGTAAACCTTAGCACTTGCAATATCTTTGGCTGCTCTTTGTCCGTGACCATGTGCACCTATTGATTTACCTGCTTCCTGTCTCTTTTGAGCTTCTCCCTTTCTGCCTTTAGTTCCATGAAACTTTCTGCCTCTGGTCCTAGCACGGCTTTCAGGGCTTCTTGTTTCAACTAACTTGTTAACATATGCATTTGTGTAATTTATTTGTGTTTCGTCCTCCACAGCCTGTCCAGTTTTCTTCGCCATCTCCTTTCTTTGTTTCCTTCTCTTATCAGGCGCAGAGCTTCTTAATTTATCTGCAAACCTTTTTCTCAAAACTCTGGATGGTGTGACATGCGATGGGTAGCGATCACTTGAGTCTATATTGCGTGGGATAGAAGTTACCTCTGCTAACTCCTTTTCCATTAACTTGTTAACATATGCATTGTTCATTTGTGTTTCATCCTCCATGGATTTATCTTTTAGTTTCTGTACAAGGGCTTCTTCACCTGCTCTGGCTGCTGTAGCTCCGTGTTTCCTAACTGCGGCTCCTGCTCTACCTCTCAGCTTGCCTAACTTACTACCCTTTCTAGCAGCTTTCGTACCTCTAACAGCCTTCCCTGCTTTAGCAGCATATTGTGCTCCCCTAGTACCTAAACCTGCTCCAGGGACTAGAGCGGCTGCATCACCTGCCATTTCCTTACCAAGCTCCTTTCTTCTTTCTGGGTCTTTTTCACCACTTCTCTGTGTTCCCGCAATCCCTAGTGCAGCAGCGTCTCCTGCGGCTCCAACCCCTGGAACCATTCCTGCTACTCTGGCAACTTCTTTAGTTCCACCTAAAACCTTTCGACCTAGTTTAGTTTTGTCTGCTTTCTGAATTAATTTTTTAGCAAGGGATTCGTCAACGTCTGTAATATTCTGCTTTGCTGCAAGTTCTGCTTTACGCCTCTCTTCTGCTTTCTTCTTTTCGGACTTACCTAGAACTTTTTTAGCAGCCATCCCTCCAACAGCCGCAACAGCCCCAGTAGCTAATGCTCCTAGAATTTCATCCATTCGATAAGCTAAGTCCTTATAAGCTAAGAACTTATGATCTCTGATGCTACCGTGCTCTCGCTTATCATCAGTCTCATCTTGATTAATTGAAACCCTACTTATGCGTGGGCCTCCACCTTTACCTGCTCTATTGGACTCTCCACTCTTAAGCTTCCTTGTCAAGGAAGTGCTTTGCATCCCTCTAGAAGGTTTAGTTTGTTTTGGCATTGTTATTTCATCCTTTCTTTTCTTTTCCGCTTTGTTGGCTTTGTCTATTGCTGCTTGATCTCGTTGTCTCTTTTCTTCTCTTCCTCTAGCAACGTCATCAGCGTGTTTCTTATTTGATCTATCACTTCTTCTTATTACTACACTATGCTTTCTTCTTTTTTTACCCTCAGGTGAGTTATGGTCAGTAGATAAGGAGGGTGATCGTCGTGGATCATCAGCTTGATTAGAAGCAGTGGCTCCTACTGCGGTCTTCTCTTTGTCTAAGGCAATTCTTTTCTGCTTTTGTGCGCCCTCGTCTTTGCGAATAGATTGAGCAGCTTTCTTTACTCTTTTCTTGTCTGCTGCTGTATCCATACGAGCTTT